GGTAAGGTATCTAGTGTGGGCTTAGTAATAAACAACCCTCCAATGTTCTTCATAGTAGACATGTAATCCACCACTGTCTTTGGGGCAAACCGATTCAACATATTGGTATGCATTCTCATCTTATCTATGGTAAACACCTGTAGATCGACCTCCATTAAGTCGGCGTCATCAATAAAGTGCATATCTTTGATATCAAAGGTATAAGGGCTCTTCATAGGGTCTATAGCACTACCAAAAGGAACTAGAACTATCTCATATCTAACGCTTGGGTCATCATTCTTAGCAGCGATACCTTCTATAGCTTGTCGGGCATGGTTAACAACTACGCCTAACCTATTGGCTATAAAGAAAACGTTACACAAATTGCGACGGGACACTATTTCAGATGATTCTATCTTCCTCTTCTGAAAATATAAGGAATATGTGTTCTCTACCACTTTGTGTACATCTACTGGGGCATCAGGAGTTGTATTGGACTGCGGAGTCGCCACATACCTAGGTATAACAGCAACCCTATCTCCTTCTATTTCCTGTATAGATACATGCTCTTTTGCAAGAGCTGTTTGGTAATCCTCATAACAAGTATAATCCTGATACATATAATAGCCTACATCATGTAATCTAGCTACATATTCTGGATTCCAATTTACTTGCGAAGAAGATCTCTTATCTATAAACTTGTGACCAGTAGGTTTTCCTAGCAACCACAACAAACCAGTTGCAATTGCAGAACCTAACGCAAACTCAGCTATAAGAGACACATACAACTTAAAGGTAGGATAATAATCTCCCAAAGCGGCAGTGAATAAGTCATAGCAATTTGTTATCTTTGCCATGACCCACTCATACCACGGAGTAATTATAACACACATTTCCCAGAGGTGCATCATAATCTTTGCAACATGTATATTCCTGTATTGAGCATAGAAGTAGTATTCTAACATTTTAGATTTAGCTACTTCGTACTCTAGTTTACATAGATTATAAAGATCAGACGCTCTTAGCCTTGAGACTAAAACAACTGTTCTATGATCTGCAGCACACATCCGTAGGAACTGTGTGAGTTGTTCCATATTTAATTCTGGAATCTCAACCACTTCATAGTTCATATTACATGGTGCGCCACCCGCATCAATATGTACAGTTGTTTGATTACAACCTTTCCCGGCGTGTACCGCAAGTTCCCGAACAGCACTGTGAATTTCCTCTGTATAACTCTCGCTAAGATTCCTAAAGAACGCAGCCTTGCCACGCAAACGCTCCATAAAGTTAGGATCTATCTCCTCATACTCAGGTGCTGTAAAGAATTCCTCTTCATCACTTGTCTGAGGGATAGCTGTACCATACTTATTCCGTCGCCTATGCAATGGTTCGCGTTTAGGGACGAAACGGGGCTGGGGATCTCGCCTGGTTTGACGAGATGCCGTTCGTTTAAGATCGTCTTTCACTTGCTCCTCTATTTTCTTAAGTCTAGCCTCCTGCTTCTCTTCAAATGTTGTATCTACTCCAAGAGGCACAGCTTCGGCTTGAGCTACAGGCTCTACCAGCTCTCTAGCTCGGCGTTCGGCACATTCTTTAGCTCCTACTTCTAGGAGTTTCCTGCGCTGAACACCCATATTTTCTTTAGACCTAAGTTCCGTGAGTGCAATATCCTTGACATGGTCGAGGGAATATATATTAGGATCTACAAAGGTACCTGTTCCGAAATCGAACCTCCGGAAATAATATAAATCAGGAATTAACCTATCCTGACCTTCAGGTACCCTCTTCCTATCCACTCTAGCATAGAGGTATGTATCATTCTCGTACCCGGCAACTCTGTTG